TAAGGGAATATTCCATTGATGACATTATTCCTGCCGGAATCTGATGAAGGAGGTGGTTTGAAGTGGCAGATGATTTTGGCTTAAAAATCGGTCTTGAGGGCGAGAAAGAATTCAAGAAGGCGCTGTCCGAAATCAATCAGTCCTTCAAGGTTCTCGGTTCGGAAATGAAGGTCGTTCAATCGCAGTTCGATAAAAACGACAGTTCCGTAGAAGCACTCACGGCAAGAAACAAGGTGCTGAATAAGGAAATCGAGGCACAGAAACAGAAAATCGAAACGCTCCGTTCTGCCCTTGCCAGTGCCTCCGAATCTTTCGGAGAAAATGACCGCAGAACACAGAACTGGCAGATTCAGCTTAATAATGCTACGGCGGCGCTCAACGATATGGAGCGTGAACTCGACCGTAACAATACGGCTCTTGATGAGGCGGAGCGTGAGATGGACGATGCCGCCGATGCTGCGGATGATCTGGAAGAAGAAATCGATGATGCCGGGGACGCCGCAGATGACTCCGAGGGTAAGTTCTCTAAGCTCGGTTCTACACTGAAAACCGTAGGTGTGGCAATGGGAGCGGTGGTCACGGCTGCCGCTGCCGCCGCAGTTTCCCTTGGAAAAGCCGTAGTAGAAGCCTATGGAGAGTATGAGCAGTTGGTCGGTGGTATCGATACGCTGTTCAAGGATTCCTCTGCATCGTTGCAGGAGTATGCCAATAACGCCTACAAGACGGCGGGTATGTCGGCAAACGACTATATGTCCACGGTTACCTCTTTTTCTGCATCTCTTATTTCCTCTCTCGGTGGTGACACCGAGGCGGCAGTAAAGTATGCGGATATGGCCATTACCGACATGGCGGATAATGCCAATAAGATGGGTACGGACATTGGACTCATCCAGAATGCATACCAGGGATTTGCCAAGCAGAATTATACGATGCTGGACAACTTGAAACTCGGCTACGGCGGTACCAAGACCGAAATGGAACGTCTGCTTGCCGATGCCCAGGCTATTTCCGGTATTGAATATGATATCAGTTCCTATGCGGATGTAGTGGAGGCTATCCACGTCATCCAGGAAAGCATGGGTGTGGCAGGAGCAACGGCAGCAGAAGCCGAGCATACCATTAAGGGTTCCATGAACTCTATGAAGGCCGCCATCGATAACCTTATCGTTGGTTTCGGTAATGCGGATGCCGACATTGAGATGCTCTGCAATAATGTGGTGGATGCCTTCCAGGATGTGCTGACAAACATCAATCCGGTGATTGAAAACATTATCTCGGCACTGCCAACGGCTCTGAACGCACTGCTTTCGACCGTGGGAGAACTTCTTCCTACGCTGTTGGATACGGTGGTCGACCTGTTCTCACAGGTTCTGAACACCATACTGACCATGCTGCCGGAACTCATCCCCGTGGTGATTGAAGCATTAATGACCATCGTAAACACGCTGATAGAAAATCTGCCTCTGCTTATAGATGCCGCTATTCAGATAGTGATGTCTTTGGTACAGGGTATCGGAGAGGCACTTCCTACTTTGATTCCAACGGCAGTACAGGCGGTCATTACCATTGTGCAGAGTCTGATTGACAGCCTTCCGATGATTTTGGATGCTGCCCTTCAGCTTATCCAAGGTCTTGCAGATGGTTTGCTTACGGCGATTCCCGTACTGATTGCGGCACTGCCGTCCATTATTTTGGCAATCGTGGAATTTGTGATTGGTGCGATTCCTCAAATCATAGACGCAGGCATTCAGCTTTTGACTTCGCTTGTATCTGCATTACCGGAAATCATCGTGGCAATCGTGGAGGCAATCCCGCAGATTATTGAGGGCATCATCACAGCCGTGCTTGGCTCCATTCCTCAAATCATCCAGGCGGGTATCGATTTGCTCGTTGCCCTTATCCAGGCATTACCGGAAATCATCACAACCATTGTGGCAGCAATTCCGGAGATTATCGGTTCTGTGGTCAATGCCCTTATAAACAGCATTCCGCAAATCGTACAGGCAGGTGTTACGCTTCTTACTTCTTTGATTAAGAACCTGCCTACCATCATCGTGGAAATCGTGAAAGCCGTACCGCAGATTCTGTCCGGCTTGGTATCGGCATTTGGAAAAGGTGTATCTCAGCTTGCAAGTGTTGGTGCAAACCTTGTAAAGGGTCTGTGGCAGGGCATCCAGTCCCTTGCATCCTGGCTTTGGAACAAGGTATCCGGTTGGATTTCTTCCATATGGGATGGTATTTGTGACTTCTTCGGCATTGCATCTCCGTCCAAGGAAATGGGATGGGTCGGTGAAATGCTTGTGGAAGGTCTGGCAGGTGCAATCAATACCAATGGTAAAGATGCGGTTGCCGCTGCTGAAAGCATGAGCAAGGACATCAACGATGTTATGCACGGTCTTGCAGATGAAATGACCACGGCACTTTCTACGGACTTTAGCGTGAACGGAACAGTAAACCGTAACGATACGATATCCGGTGCAGGATTGGGCAGTGGTGCGCTGATTACCATTCAGCAGATGATTGTCCGAAGCGAAGAGGATATCCGCAAGATTTCCCAGGAACTTTACAATTTGATTCAAAGTGGCTCCCGTGCACAGGGACACTTTACTACGGCATAAAGGAGGGTTTTGACCTATGGGTTTTATTTTCAATGACATTACGTCGGGCAGCATGGGCATCAAAGCTCGCCTTACTTCCTGGCAGGTGTGTGGTAAGATGCGTAATTTTACCACCACCGTGCCTGGTAAATACGGTGTGGCAGATTTCGGTGCAGATTTCGATTACCGTGAAATCACTGTCCACTGTAACATTTACCCCAAGGCTAATTTTACTGCGTTGGTATCAGCCTTGGATGATATCGCAGCGTGGCTTGACCCTGTGCAGGGGTTGCGCCAGCTTATTTTTGATGATGTGCCGGACAGATACTTCATGGCAAGGCTTAACGATGCGGTGGACTGTGAAAGGCTCATCCGCTCGGCAGGTTCTTTTGATTTGAAGTTCTTCTGCCCAGATCCTTTCGGTTATGCCATCACGGATGAAACTTTCTTCATCACGGAGGAAGGCACTCACACCGTGAACCGTGCCATTGGCAATATTGAGTCTTTGCCTGTTTATCGCATCAGTGGTGTGGTGACCGCTGGGGCAAGCAATTATATCAGCATTACCACAAACGGCTCGGAACTGAAAATCGTAAACGCAACGCTGTCAGAGGGAGAAACTCTTGTTGTGGATACGGATAAAATGACCGCTTATGTGGTGGATGAAAACGGCGAGACACTCCGAAACGGTCTGCCATATTTACAGGAACTGAACTTTCCGACCCTTGCTGTCGGAGAGAACACCGTCACAGTGGAAGTAAACAACGCTACGCTGACGGAATTACAAATTGGGGCTAAGAGCAGATGGAGGTGACGGCATGGCTCTGAAAATGATACTGAACAAACAGACGGATTTTACAGGAGAATTTCCTGCGGAGTATGCTGCCTCCGGTCTTTGGCGTTTCAACGAGTCTGCACCGGATGAAAATACGGCTCTTGCCGATTCCTCCGGTTATGGCAGAAATTTTACTGTTGTGAACTGGAGTGGCACGACGGCCAACCTTTCAAACAGTCCGAAAGGCAGACAGATTCGTTTCAACATCAATAATCCGACCACGGAGAAAACTCATCTGCAGGTGACCAATGACGGCAGTATTTTTGCAAACCTCGGTGAGCGTATCATCGTAGGAGGCTGGATGTGTCCTACCACCTATTCTGTAGGTAACACTTTCTGCCCGATATTCAATACCCGTTACGGTCCGGGGCAGCCGATTTTCTATCTGTCCCTGTATTCCGGCAAGCCGAGAATTATGCTCTACAATTCTTCTGGCAGCCTTATCCTTGATAAGACCGTGACACCGACATTTACACTAAAAAATGGCGGTTGGTATTTTATCGCAGGAGTCATTGAACCGAATAATAAGCAGTTCACCTATGTTGTGGGTGACCGTTCTTCCGGTGTGGTTTGGAAGTCGGAAGTGCTGACCTTTACGGGAACGCTGAACGCATCCTGTACGGCGGATCTGGTCATTGGTATGCACGCCGACACCTACTATTACGCAGGCGGCTTTGACGAGTGGTTCCTGGATTGCGATTCTCAACTTACCACAGACGATTTGGTGGATTATTTTAATGCCACCATTCTCTGCAACGGTGCTGACAGTTCTGCTGATGTGGATGCCCTTACCGATGCAAGCGGTGTAACGCTGAAAGCAACGGATGGTGTCTATCCTGAAAGCGGCATCCTTTATACCAAGGCGGCTGAATGCAATCTCTCCGGCACAGGCAAGGTGTCCTATACAAGTGAGTATGTGGCAGGCACAACGGCTGTGGCGTCGGTGGAAACCTCCACCAGTGATGACCTTACCGATTGGAGCGATTGGGTCGCCGTTGGAACGGACGGCAAGCTGCAATCTCCGAACCGAAACTATATCCGTTTCAAGGTCACGCTCACTACAACGGATACCAGTAAAACACCGAAACTCATCGATATCCGTCTTTACGACATTCCAAAGGCTCCTTATGAGAAAATCGGTTATGCCCGTCCCGTGGTGCTTGATGATAACGGTGCGTGGGAGGCCATTTTGGAGAATGCCTACGATATCATCGTTACAGGCGAAATCAACGGCGAGGATACGCTGACCTTTAGCATTCCGTTCCGAGACAGCAAACGAAAGTATCTGGAAAACGAGAAGAAAATCCAAATCGTAGATGATGTGTATAAGGTGCGTACCGTTACCGATGTGAAAGACAGCACCGGAAACACTGTCACGCAGATTTATGCCGAGGCGGAGTTTTACGATTTGACCTTTTCCGTCCGTAAAGAAGAAAAGAAGTTTGATGCGGAAACAGCGGATGTGGCGATGGCATACGCCCTTGCAGATACTGAGTGGAGCGTGGGAACGGTCAATGTTACCACCAAGCGAACATGGACTTCCACAGAAAAGAACGCACTGTCTATTTTACGCAGCGTTGCGAATCTCCACGGCGGCGACCTTGTATTTGACTGTCCGAACCGACTGGTGCATCTGCTGACGGTAAACGGCAAAGACAGCGGTGCCCTGTTTGCATATAAGAAGAACATGAAAAGTATTGAACGTGTGGTGGACACCCGCTCCCTTGTAACGAGGCTTTATGCGGTCGGTGCCAACGGCATGACCTTTGCCGACATCAATGGTGGCAAACCCTATCTTGAGGACTTTACTTATTCCAAGGAAGTGCGTATTAGCACTCTGGACTGTTCTTCCTTTACCAATCCATATCAGATGAAGGAATACACGGCCATGCGCCTTGCAGAATACTGCAAGCCTTCCGTTTCTTATGTGCTGAATGCGATGGACTTGTCCGTTCTGACGGGCTATGAGCATGAAGCCTGGAACTTGGGCGATTATGTCCGTGTGGAAGATAAGGACTTGGGACTTTCCGTTACCACCCGTATCGTGCGCCGTGAATACAACCTGCAGGAGCCTTGGAACACGGTGTTGGAACTTTCCACCACGCTGAAAAATCTCGGCAGTTCGGTCAGTTCCATTGATACCATTGCCGATGCTTTGGAAGGCACAGGAATGGTATCCAACAACGATATCCGTGAACTTGTGCCGTTCAATCATCTGCGAAACTCCCGTGCCGATGACGGTCTTGCCTATTGGGTGAGTTCCGGCTTTGAGGCAGATGGAGAAAACGGTGCATCCGGCACGGCATCCTTTAAGGCCGTGGGTGTGGAAGGCATGACCTTGAGCCTTGCCCAGACCGTATATCCGTCCAATCGCAGCAGTTATACGCTGTCGGCGCAGATTGCCTCGGATGACTTAAAGAAATTATCCGATGATGCCCAGGTCGGCATTGAGGTGGTCATTGAATATGAGGACGGCAGCATAGAAACAAGATTTATTGATTTGTACTGATGGAGGTGCTTATGGCTTATTTTTCTAAAACACAGGAGAAGATTACGCCGGAAAGCTACTTCTCCAAAGTAAAATCCATTACGGTGCGTGTGTGTATTACCAATTGCACAGGCACTTTTTATATAACTGACCTCTTGCTGCAGCCCGGTTCTGTAGCCACGGGATGGGTAGGTCATCCCTGTGAGATGAAGTGGGTGCTGGATGGCTAATCCGGTATTCATCCGATTGGCAGAGGTCATAAACAAGAAACAGGATATGCGTGTCATGAGCGTTACGGTGAAACCTACCGTCACCAACTGCTCCGGCACGATTTGGTTTACTGACCTTATGCTGCAAGAGGGACCGGCGCTGACAGGCTATGTGCCACATACCGAGAGCCGACTTGTCGAAGGCGACAAGGTTTGGTTCAACGGTGTGGTTCGCTCCAAAGAAACAGTCATTATCTGCAATGTGGGAGATACCTCCGGTGGCCTTGATGTCCATATCTATCCGAAGTCTGATATGGCGGCAGGCTCGGTGCAGCTTGCCCAGGGTGTGGGCGGTCAAAAAGTCACATTCCCCAACGCATTATCTGCGGAGGATGATTTGGCTCTGCTTGCTTCGGTAAGGGAATGCACCAGGAATGGCGTGACCGAGCCGAAAGAGGGTTTTTATCAATATAGCGCTGCTTGGGACTCCAAGCACAAGGTTACCTTGGAGGACGGCAAGTCTGCCAGGGTGCTTTTTGAATTGCAGCAGATGACGGATGGAGGTGTGTCGATATGAGGGATAAGCTGAAAGGCAAACGCATCATGGTGTGGACGTTCATGGGCAATTCCAGAATGTATGAGGCGCTCCGTGATTACGGTGACCGAATCGACACCATCGGTCTGTTTTCCTTTAAGGTGGATGCCACGGGAACGATTACCGAAAGCGGTGTGGCAATCAGCAATATGCTGACCTACATCAACAAGTGGCCGCATATCCGTTGGCTGCTCACTGTTGCCAATGACGGTGCGAACTCCATCTTCAAGGCACTGCGTGATAATGTAGACGGCGCACAGGACACTTTCTGCTCGGAACTTGTCCGTATCATGGAGAAATATCCCTGGTGTAGTGGTGTGGACATTGACCTGGAAAAAGGCGATGACTATTCCACCCATGAAGCGTCCACGGCCATGTTCAAGCACATCTATGAGACGGTAAAAGCCTATGACTCCGCCAAGGAGATGAACATTTGTCTTCCCGGTATGACTTCTGTCAACGGCTCGGTCGGTGGCGAGAACTGGTGCGTATATGGTGATCTGGATAAATATTGCGATACTGCATCCATCATGAGTTACGGTATGGCTTGGTCGGGTTCTGCTCCGGGTCCTGTTTCTCCGAGGAGTTGGCTTGAGGGCATTTATGATTATGCTACCAGGGTAATGAATCCCGACAAAGTGTTCCTCGGTATGCCTGCTTACGGATGGAACTGGCAGATTTACGATACGCCGGAAAACCTCGGCAAGTATTATCGTGGAACTTCCCACACCTATTATGCTGCGAAATACTGGATGCAGGGTCTGTATAACTTTACAGATGATGCACCTCCGCAGCCTTTCATCCCTATCGTTTCCTATTGGGATGACTACGATATGGGACCATGGGCATTGCCTCATGTGTATGACTATATGGAAGGCAGAGATGCCGTTTACAAGGAATATCCGCAGATGTCGGAAACCTACAACCGAAGAAGGTATCTGACGGCTTATGCTAAACAGCAAAAGACGGAGTTCGGAGATATTATTATCGACCACAATGCCGAGCCGGACAGTTACGGTGGCGTGGTTTCTGTATCAGAAACTTTGGTAACGGTCGGTGATGAAGGCACTGCCACTTATCACTTTACCATTGACGAGGTGGGAACTTATGATGTTGCCATTCGCCTGTGTTATCCGTTTTGGGATAAAAACAGCATCTACGCATCGTTGGATGGCAGCACTGTCCACTTTTCCGAGGACAGGCTTTGGTGGCCGTATTGGAGAACTACCTTCTGGACTACGCTTGCCAAGGGTGTGAGCCTTTCTGCCGGAGAGCATACACTGACCATTTCGGTGGGTGTCAACGGTGTGCAGTTCTATGGTTTTCGTGTCTGCACTGATTTCTCCGAAGCGCCTACCGCAGGGCAAGCGGAATACACCCTTGCTCCGAGAAAGTTCAAGGATGTAAACGGAGATATGGTGGGTCCTGCCACAGGCTTTAAGCTGACCCTTGAGATGCTACGCAAAAGCCTGACTCGGCACTGGTGTGGTATGAGGATTTCCGTGATGAACAGAAAATTCCCGAAAGCTACTGGACTGTCCTCTCCGGTGAGTGGGATGTTTGGCAGGAGGATTTGCCCTATGGTGATACAAGCCGACCATACTCCCAACTTGAAGGTTATGGTCAGCTTGCGTGGAATTACAACGGCTTTTCGGACATCCATCTGAGGGCGCAGATTATCTTCCCGGAAGATGGCGGTGGTAAAGCGGGTGTGTTTCTCGGTTCGCTGTTCTGCTGTTTCAACTATGACAGCCAGTGCATTGAACTGTATGAGGGGTCAACACTGAAAGGCAGCTATGCCACGGACTTTTCCAAAACAGCGAAAGCAGACCTGCGTACCAATCCCAATGTCTATACCATTGAAATGCGTAAGCGTGGAAATAAGGTGCGTGTCTATTCCTCTGCATCCAATACGCTCCGATTTACGGCAACGGTCAGCAGTGGCAGCGGTTATGCAGGCATTCGTTCTGATAACCAAATCAACTGCCAACTGCTCCGTCTGGGTGATGCCTGGACATATGAGCCGTATGAGAGGTTCGATGTGGTGATGCCGGACGGTACGGAGACTACCTTCGGCAGGATTGAGCGTAGCAACTGCACTTGGGATGAGGAGTTCCAGGTATTCACGCTGACTTCCGATGTGGAGGAATCCTCTACCAGAAGTGAAAGCATTTCCCTGGACTATGAGTTCTACCATTCCCACACCATGCCACTTGAGTGCGGGAATGATTACACGGCAAAAATCATCCCAAGGGATATCAACATTTGGATTTCACGATTGTTCCTTGGGGATTCGGACGGCTTTTCTATTCTGTATTACCAGGATGTGGACAGCCTGATCTATTGGGCGAACCAGGCGGCATACCGATGGAAACTGCGAGGGATGTGTATGTGGTCCCTTGGACAGGAAGATATGCGAGTCTGGGAGTGGCTGCCCAAGCAAACTGAATAACGGCTTTAAGGGTATCTGCCATGTGGTAGGTGCCCTTTTTGTATATCAAAAATTTATGAAAGCGAGGATTTTACAATGAAGGATTTATGGAACACCATTCAAATCATCTTTGCCGCTATTGGTGGTTGGCTCGGCTGGTTTCTTGGCGGGTTTGACGGACTGCTTTATGCACTGATTATTTTCGTGGTTGTGGACTACATCACGGGAGTCATGTGTGCTGTTGTGGACAAGAACCTCTCCAGTTCGGTCGGGTTTAAGGGCATTTGTCGAAAAGTGTTGATTTTTGCGATGGTAGGAATCGCACATGTCCTGGATGCCAATGTCATCGGTGACGGCAGCGTACTGAGAACGGCGGTCATTTTCTTCTATCTCTCCAACGAGGGCGTGAGCCTTTTGGAAAACGCATCCCATCTTGGCTTGCCGATTCCGGAGAAGATGAAGGAAATTCTGGAGCAGCTCCATGACCGCGACAATAAGGAAAGCGAGGGCAAATAACATGAATTTACGCAAACTTATTTTAACGGAAAACGCCTGCTACAAGGCAGGCAAGAAAATCACGGTCAAAGGCATTATGGTACATTCCACGGGTGCTAACAATCCCAATCTGAAACGCTATGTGGGTCCCAATGACGGCTTGCTCGGTGAAAACCAGTACGGCAACCATTGGAACACATATCATCCGGGCGGCAGAGAGGTCTGCGTCCACGCATTCATCGGCAAGTTGGCTGACGGCACTATCGCCACATACCAAACTTTGCCGTGGAATCATCGTGGATGGCACGCCGGAGGCAGTGCAAACAACACCCATATTGGCTTTGAAATCTGCGAGGACGGTCTTACGGATTATACCTACTTCAAGAAGGTGTACCGTGAGGCCGTTGAACTTTGTGCGTACCTCTGCAAAGAGTACGGCTTGACCGAGCAGAACATCATCTGCCACTCCGAGGGTTACAAGCAGGGCGTTGCCTCCAACCACGGTGATGTGATGCACTGGTTTCCGAAGCATGGCAAGAGTATGGATACCTTCCGTGCAGAGGTAAAGGCACTCCTGGCAACAGCCGATGAGGAGAAGGGCGAAACTGCTACAGAGCCTACGGTGACTTATCCCGAAAAGCTGACCACGGGTTATTACCGTGTGCGTAAGGATTGGAAGGACAGCAAGTCCCAGGTAGGCGCATACCGTATCCTCTCCAATGCGAAGGTGGCGGCAGATAAGAACCCCGGCACTTTTGTGTTTGCCAATGACGGCACTGCCATCTATCCTGCGGACAGCACAGCCGAGCCGGATTATCGTGTTCACACGGTGGTCAAGGGAGATACCCTTTGGGATATTGCCGTGCAGTATCTCGGTAAAGGCAGCAGATACATCGAAATCAAAAAACTGAACGGACTGACTTCCAATGTGATTTACAGCGGTTGGAAACTTAAGATTCCGAACTAAGATGATGCCCTTTGAGGATTTTTCCTTGAAGGGCATTATTTTTTGCAACAAGCGGAACAAGGTCAACAAGACTCCCTTTATTTCCTTACGCGCATAAAGGGGTTGCTTCCTATTATTATAAGTCCTTTTTCATATATACATACAGTTGTTACCCTTGTTCCTGTTTCCGGTGGACACGCATAAAAATCATCGGGAAGAAATATATTTTCAAGAAAACCTCAAGTTTTGCCTCTTGCCGTGGCTAACAAGTAGGAGGTGTTTTGAAATGACCGATGAGCAGAAAAAACAGATTGTCTCCCTTCGTAGCAGAGGGGTCAGTTATACAGATATCGCATCAAATCTTCAATTGTCCAGGGATACAGTAAAAAGCTATTGCAGAAGGCACAGCATCAAAGCATCGGAATGCTCTGAAAAGGCTGTGTCTGACTGCTGCGAATTTTGTGGTAAGGAACTGATGCAGACGGAAGGAAAAAAGAAGAAACGCTTTTGCAGCCGTGAGTGCTGTCTGAACTGGTGGCACAGCCATCCGGAAAGCATCAATAAAAAAGCAGTATACAGTTTCAAGTGTGCTTGCTGTGGTAAGGAGTTCACTTCCTATGGCAATGCCAAGCGTAAATACTGCTCCCACGAATGCTACATAGCAGACCGTTTCAAGAAGGGAGGCAGCCATGAGTAAGGAAGAACTTCAGACCGAAAAGATGTATCAGCTATCCATTGCCATCGCAAAATCGATGCTCTCCCAGGGCGTAATTTCCGAAGAAAGCTATTGTGTATTACGGGATAAACTGTTGGAGAAATATCGCCCAATTCTGGGTACTTTATTATCGGGAAACCCGTTGACTTTTTAGGCTTTTAGAGTGATATATGTATGCTGACCAAGGGTGTAAAACCCCAGGTTAATACAATTTTTAGGAGGCAACAAAATGGCAAAAATCAAGAAAATCGAGCCTGCCGTTGCTGCCTTGGAACGAAGAAAACGGGTTGCTGCGTATGCCAGAGTTTCCAAGGATACGGAAAGGCTTCTGCATTCCGTGTCGGCGCAGGTCAGCTATTACAACAAGCTGATACAGGGAAATCCCGAATGGGAATTTGCCGGGGTGTACGCAGATACAGGACTTAGTGGTACAGGAACACAATGGCGAGATGAGTTTCAAAGGCTTCTTGCAGATTGTGAGGCAGGCAAAATCGACATCGTGCTTACCAAGAGCATATCGAGGTTTGCGAGAAACACACTGGATTTGTTGGAGACAGTCCGACACTTGAAGGAACTGGGTGTCGAGGTTAGATTTGAAAAGGAACGCATCAATTCTTTCTCCGGAGACGGCGAACTGATGCTTTCCATCCTCGCTTCTTTCGCACAGGAAGAAAGCCGTAGCATTTCCGAGAATGTAAAATGGGGCGTCAGAAAGCGTTTCCAGTCCGGTGAGATTGGTGCAGCCAACAAGCACATCCTCGGCTACCGCTACGATGATGACCTTGAACAGTATGTCATCATTCCGGAAGAGGCTGAAATCGTGAGGCTCATGTTTCAGCGTTACCTTGAGGGTGTTCCACTGCAAGGTATCTGCGATGAACTGAACGAAAAGGGATATCGCACCATCAACGGTAAGCTGTTCCAGGAGGCATCGCTGAACAACCTCATTCATAACGAGATTTATGCTGGAGATCTGGTTCGACAGAAGTGCTGCATGATAGACCCTATCAAGAAAACCAAGGTGCGTAACAACGGCGAATTACCACAATATCGTATGACCGATTGCCACGAGGCAATTCTTGACCGAGAAACCTATGCAAGGGTTCAGCAGGAGTTTGAACGCAGGACGGCAATGCTGAACCCAACATACTGCTTTACAAAGAAAATTCGCTGCGCCGTTTGCGGACAGCCTTTTACAAGGAAGAAAGGCAAACAGCGTGGGAAGGTCTATGTGCATTGGATTTGCCGTTCCAAGAAGGAGCCGGGACAATCATGTTGCAGCAGAAACTTCTCCGATTCGGAACTAAAACGCATCTGCGCCGAGGTTCTTGGCACCGATGATTTTGACGAGAACATTTTTGAACTTCAGGTCAAAGAAATGTTGGTACAGGAGAACGGCAGCATCGAGTTCCATTTGGTCGGTGGAGAAACCCGTGTGTGGCAGGATTTGAAAATAAATCAGACCTACCACGAATTTACGGTGACCGATTGTTTCCAAGGAAAGGTGTTCTGCGGGAAGTGTGGTCATCCTTACCACAGGGTGATTTCGGCAAACAAATGGACTTACTGGTATTGCATCGGTAAGAAATACGGCTATAAGGGTGTCGAGTGCGATGCCCAAAACTACGCTGACTTCCAACTGCGTAGAATTTCTGCATTTATCCTTGGGCAGACCGAATTTGACGAGGCTGCCTTTGAACAGCAGATAGAAAAAATTACAGTGCTTGAGGATGGCAGCCTTGAGTACAAGTTTTACGAAGGGAGAACGGAAATATGGCAAAGAAGAATGTAACAACGATACCTGCCACCATCAGCCGATTTACGGCTGCACCAATAAATACACGAACCAAACGCAGGGTTGCAGGCTACGCTCGTGTTTCTACCGATATGGAAGACCAGCAGACCAGTTATGCAGCACAATGCGATTATTACACCAACTACATCAAGAGCCGTGAGGATTGGGAGTTTGTTGCCCTGTATTCTGACGAAGGCATAAGTGCAACCTCCACAAAGTACCGTGACGGCTTCAAGCAAATGATTGATGATGCCCTTGCCGGGAAAATCGACCTGATCATAACCAAGAGCGTGAGCCGTTTCGCAAGAAATACCGTGGACAGCCTTTCCACCATCCGTAAGCTGAAGGAGTCCGGGGTCGAGGTTTACTTTGAAAAAGAAAACATCTGGACATTCGACAGCAAGGGCGAACTGCTCATAACGATTATGTCCAGCCTTGCACAGGAAGAATCACGCTCCATTTCCGAGAACTGCACCTGGGGTGTGAGAAAGCGTTTTGCAGACGGTAAGGTTTCAGTACCCTTTGGCAGATTTCTGGGATATGACCGTGGTGAGGACGGCAACCTTGTTATAAATGAAGAACAAGCGAAAGTTGTCCGCAGAATTTACGGATTGTTCCTCCAAGGCAAATCCCCATATGTGATTGCCAAGCAACTGACCGAGGAAGGCATACCGACACCCGGCGGGAAAAAGGTCTGGGGCAAAGCGGTGGTTCAGAGTATCCTTACCAATGAAAAGTACAAGGGTGATGCACTCCTGCAGAAGGTCTATACCACGGATTTTCTTTCACACAAAAAGAAAATCAACGAAGGCGAAGTCCCACAGTATTATGTGGAAGGCAACCATCCGGCAATCATAGACCCTGCTATTTTTGACAAGGTGCAGTTGCTGATGAAGGCACGATGCCCTGGAAAGAACCGCAACAGTTCGGTCAGCATTTTCTCAAGCAAAATAAAATGCGGTCACTGCGGTTCTTGGTACGGCTCAAAGGTATGGCATTCCAACGACAAGTACCGTAGGGTGATATGGCGCTGCAACCACAAATACAGTGACGAAGAAAAATGTGCCACTCCTCACTTGGACGAGGAAACCATAAAGGAACTGTTCATCAAAGCCATCAACCTTTATGCGGTTGAGAAAGATGCGATTATCACTTGCCTTGAAGTTTTGCTTGCGGAGATGCAGGATACTTCGGAGGCTACCTTTGAAAAAGCCAATCTGCAAAATGAACTGGTGGCGATAGCCGATATGGTAGAGCGTTGCATCGAGGACAATGCACGATTTATCAGAAACCAGGATGAATATGAAAAGAAGTACAATGAGTTGGTCGACCGATACGAAAATGTAAAGGCTCGGATTTCTGCCCTTGATGAGCAGATTACACGTACCCTTGCTGAAAAAGAAACCACAGCAATGTATATCGAAAAGCTGCGTAGCCTGCCAGAAACGGTTACGGAATTCGATGAAAATTTATGGCAGAGCCTTTTGAAATATATGACTGTCTACAGCAAGGATGACTACGGTTTTACCTTTGCGGACGGAACAGAAATAAGGATATAAATTTACACCCTGCGTTGGCACGAATGCTGATGCAGGGTGTTTCTCTGTCTGTACGAAATGCACCCACCCTTTTGTAATCCTCAAAAAGTGTGGGGAAAAATCAAAAAGTATAGGTCAAATTCAGGTTGTATCAAAGACGGATTTTACATAGACGAGGGTGTTTCGGGAGCTTTTCTGGAAAGGCCGCAGCTAATGGCCGCTCTCGACATGGTAAAAAATAGAGAAAATAATATAAGTTATTTTATATGCTATGATTCCAGCAGACTGTCAAGGAAT